CGCTATGTCTTAGCTTTAATAGACTTAGCAGGGCGTAAAGGTACAACAATTAGAGAGATGAATAAAGCTCATCCTCAATATACGACTAGTACTATCTCAGCTAGACCCTGTGAATTAGAAAGGGCCGGGCATATCTTTTATGCAGGAGATAAGAGAGATAGCTCAAGAGTTATAAGACATATTAAATATAAAAATTCTAATATCTCTTGAAACATAGCGGCCATTCAAGTAGTAGGAAGGGTGACTTAGCTGAATATTATGCTGTGACTTGGCTATGGGATCAGGGCTATGAGGTNTTCCCTAATGCTGGTAGTCAAGGCATGGCTGATATGATAGCTTGGCATCCAGATACAGAAAAAATTATTCTGATAGATGTTAAAACAGTAAGAGTAGCAAAGAAAGATAAAAATAAATGCAGAAATGGTAGAACACCAGCCCAAGTACAAAAAAATGTTTGTTTATTATTATATAATGCAGACACCAGACAACTTAGATTTGTGGAGCATAGAGATGAAAAATCTGATTGAAGATATATACAAAACTATAGAGCCTTTATCAGAAGGTAAACCTTTAGACATATCTGAAGAACAGATAGAGAACTTTGGTGAGTCTATGAAAGAGGTGATGCGTTCATGGGCTAACCCAACTAAGCGGGACGCTACCTTTTCTATTAGGATGTCTAATGTGGGCAAGCATCCCCGCAAACTTTGGTTTGATTCTCAGAGTGGAGAGAGGCAATCAACAATAGATGTACCTACTCAAATTAAATTTCTTTATGGTCACATGTTAGAAGAACTGGTTAAGTTATTTGTGGTTGTATCTGGGCATGATCTAACTGGAGAACAAAAGGAAGTTATTGTTGATGGAGTAACAGGCCATATAGATTGTATCATTGATGAAGAAGTTGTTGATATTAAAACCGCATCTAGCTTTGCNTTTANTAAGTTTAAGAACGGAACACTCAGAGATGACGATCCCTTTGGTTACTTAGGNCAGCTTGCAGGGTATGAAGAGTCTGAAGGTACAGACAATGGCGGCTTATTAGTTATCAATAAAGAAAGCGGTGAGCTATGTTTCTATCAACCAGAAGATTTAGATAAGCCTAACATTANAAATAAAATAAAGAATATAAAAAAGGCATTGAAGAAATCAACACCTCCTGTTGACTATTGTTTTAAGCCGATTCCTGATGGCACTAAAGGNAATGAAAAAATAAATAAAAATTGTGGTTGGTGTTCACACAAATTCAAATGCTTTGAAGATTCTAATNACGGNAAAGGTCTNCGCGTATTTCAGTATGCTAGAGGGTATGCTTTCTTGACAAAAGTTGTAGTGGAACCTAAAGTAGAGGAGGTTAACCATGAATTCAAAGCTCTGCAAACAGATACGGAAACACTCTAAAACTATTCTAGTTGAATGGTTTAAAACTCTAGTGTCTGAAGAGCAATCTAAAGACGTAAATGAAAGCAACATACTCTCTTACTTGTCAACTCAGACACACATCTTTACTAACAATCAACTCCATTTAAGTGCCTACTCTTATAGGTGGGTGGTGAAAAGAGTAAAGACTCTAGTAAGAAAAACTAATATGGACGTTACTTCAGTGGGGTTAAAAGACATTGGCTAAAAAAGGATATAGAAAACCTAGAGTTAAAAGACCTGTAGAAAAGAATGTGCCGCCTAGTTATGATTCTAACTGGGAGCATGAGCTACACACAGGGCTTTTAAAAAAGTGGCAACTACATGTTAAAGAAGTAGACTACATAATTAAACATAAGTATGAGCCTGACTTTGTAAAGACAGTAGATAATAAAACAATTCTTTTAGAAGCTAAAGGAAGGTTTTGGGACTTTGCCGAATACAGTAAATACATATGGGTAAAGAAAGTCTTGCCCCCTGATATAGAATTAGTATTTTTATTTGCTAATCCTTCTGCTCCTATGCCTCAAGCTAAGAGAAGAAAAGATGGCACTAAAAGAAGTCATGGAGAATGGGCATCAGCAAATGGATTTAAATGGTATAGTGAAGATTCTCTGCCTGATGAATGGGTGGATACGAAGTATAGAAAAGATAATACTTTAAACATTGAAAGTGAATAGGAGACAGCATGAGTATTAACGATGCAACACCCGCAGAGTGGGATGAAGTTACTAGTAAGGTAAGAAGNTATAAAAGAGAAANAGTTGAACCGACTAAAGATGATGATGTGGAGCATCCAGTTCATTACAATAATGGTAACGTAGAATGTNTTGANGCNATNGAAGCTGCCTCTTCTAAAGAGGAATTTGAGGGTTACCTTAGAGGTAACGTAATCAAATATATCTGGAGGTTTAGATACAAGGATGGTGAAAAAGATTTGCGTAAAGCAAAGTGGTACTTAGAAAAACTTATATCTTTTCTGGAGAAGAGTAATGTGGGATCGTAAACTAGAAAGGACTGAGCAGTATTTAAAAAAGAAAAAGAAAGAAAAACCTAAGCCAATTAAACAGGCTGTCGAAAAAAATAAACGCAAGGAGAGTTTTAAAAATGACTGAGAAAATTGGAGTTCAGCCATACTTAGGTATTCATATTAATTATGATAAAGAAGTAACACTGAATAATTTTAGTAAACAAACAATCACAGACAGATATTTATGGGAAGGAGAAACACATGCTCAACAAGCTTTTGCGAGGGCCAGTATATTTGGTGCTACTTATAAAGGATGCACTGACTTTCATCTTGGACAGAGACTTTACGAGTACGCTAGTAATCATTGGTTTAGTTTCAGTACTCCTATACTTTCTAACGGGGGAACTACTCGCGGCCTACCTATCAGTTGCTTTCTTAATTTTGTTCCTGATTCTAGGGATGGTCTATCTTCTCACTACGATGAAAACATATGGCTTGCGAGTGGAGGTGGAGGCATCGGTGGATATTGGGGTGCTGTTAGGAGCAATGGTGTGGATACTTCTAACGGGAGCCGCAGTACTGGATCAATACCCTTTATGCATGTTGTAGATTCTCAGATGTTAGCCTTTAATCAAGGCATTACTAGGCGTGGTAGTTACGCAGCTTATATAAATATATCTCATCCAGAAGTAGAAGAGTTTATTAATATGAGAAAAACTACAGGAGGAGATTTAAATAGAAAATGTTTGAACCTTCATAATGCTGTTAACATTACTAATGAATTTCTTCAGGCTGTTTCTGATGATGCAGAGTGGAGATTGATAGACCCTAAAACTAAGACAGCAGTAAAGATAGTTTCAGCTAGAGACTTGTGGTTCCAGATAATACAAACCCGAATGGAAACTGGAGAGCCTTACATAGTTAATATAGATACTTGTAACGAAGCTCTACCAGAAGAACAAAAGAAACTTGGACTAGAAATAAAACAAAGTAATTTATGTTCTGAAATAACTCTGCCTACTAATGAAGAAAGAACAGCAGTCTGTTGTTTGTCTAGTGTCAACCTAGAGTATTTTGATGCGTGGTCTGTGAACGATACTTTTATATCTGATCTTGTCACCATGCTAGATAATGTTCTTGAGCATTTCATTGACTCTGTAAAAGACAGGGGCGGCTATTCTAAGGCTGCATATTCTGCCATGCGTGAAAGGTCTATCGGCTTAGGAGCTATGGGATTCCATAGTTATCTACAACAAAATAATATTCCTTTTGAAAGTATGTACGCTGCAAGCTTTAACAACAAAGCCTTTAGCCTCATAAAGAATAGGGCTGACATCACCACAAGGATACTAGGTACTGAAAGAGGTGAGGCTCCTGACATGAAAGGGAGTGGTAAGAGGAATGCACATCTCCTTGCTGTGGCTCCTAATGCAAGTAGCTCTATAATCTGTGGAGGTACAAGCCCGTCTATAGAACCTAATAGAGCTAATGTTTATACTCACAAGACATTGACCGGAAGCTTTAAAGTTAGGAATAAATACTTAGATGATTTATTATTTGAACTGATGCCCAATGTTAAGAAACGAGAAGAGGTGTGGAAAGATATAGCTGCACACGAAGGATCAGTACAACACTTAGATATTCTAACTGACAGTCAAAAAGAATTATTTAAAACTGCCCCTGAAATAAATCAGATATGGATTATTGAACATGCACATCAAAGGCAAAAGTATATTTGTCAAAGTCAAAGTGTTAATCTATTCTTTAAGCCGCCGTCCATAGATTCAGATCAAGATACTCATAATGATTTCTTGCAGTACTTGAATGATGTACATTGGGCGGGAATGCATAAGCTTAAATCTCTTTACTACTTACGTTCTGATGCTGCTAGAAATACAGAAAATGTTAATATAAAAATACCTAAATTAAATTTGGAAGAAGAGGGGTGTTTAAGTTGTGAAGGCTAAAAAGAATAAAGTCATAGAAGTTAAATGGGAAGATGCATGGATAGATACTGATGATATACTCATTAGTGATGCCAAAAAACTAAAGCCTATTATACGTTCTACAGTAGGTTGGTTAGTGGCAGACAATGATAATGAACTTATCCTGTCAACTGATATTTTTCATAATGATAAAGATAGTGAATATGTTAATGCTATTATGGTCGTGCCTAAAGGTATGATCTTAGAATATTGGGAGTACGCTGTAGTTGTTGATACTCCTATGGCTACTGATGGATTTTGTTTAGGTGAAAATTAAAATGAATTTAATACTAGCTAGTTATATTTCAGTATTTGTTAAAGCTTTTCAGCAGCGTAATGTTGCGTTTAATAATTATTTATTTGTTCCTGTATTTAGTTTGGCTATGGCCTTTACAGAAGTGTATATAATTATTAACATAGTAAAACTAGGAGCTAGTTGGGACTTAGTTTGGAAGCTTTCAATCGGAGCAATCTTAGGCTGTTGGTCTGCTATGTATCTGCATAACAAAGTAACTAATGCAAAAAATGATTTTGAATCAATAACTACTTTAATGAAGGAAAATAAATGAGTTTATTAGGAACAAGAGATTACTATAAACCTTTCGACTATCCGTGGATGTTTGATTATTACGTTCAACAAAATCAAATGATATGGTTGCCAGAAGATGTACCCCTACACAATGATGTCAAAGATTGGCAAGAGATGAGTTCAGAAGAAACGAATTTACTTACTCAAATCTTTAGACTCTTTACACAATCAGATGTAGATGTAGCATCTGGATATATAGATAGATATATGCGTGTATTTAAAAAGCCGGAAGCTAGAATGATGATGTCTGCATTTGCCAACATGGAGTCTATACATCAACATGCTTATAGTCTGCTCTTAGATACTGTAGGAATGCCTGAGACAGAGTACAAAGCATTTGCTGACTACGAAGAGATGGCTGCTAAACATGAGTACATCAGTAGCTCACCTTTAAAAATAAACGATAAAGAATCTGTGGCTAAGAACCTCGCTATTTACTCTGCCTTTACTGAGGGGCTTCAGCTCTTTAGTAGCTTTGTAATTCTATTAAACTTCTCTAGGTTTGGAAGGATGAAAGGCATGGGGCAGATTGTAACCTATAGCATACGGGATGAGAGCCTTCATGTTGAAGCAATGACCAAGCTCTTCAGAGAGTTTATGAAAGAAAATTTAAATCTATGGACTGACGATTTTAAGAAAGAGATATATCAGGTATGCAGAGAGATGGTGAAACTAGAAGATAAGTTTCTTGATTTGGTATTTGAAATGGGAGATATACAGGGGCTTTCTAAAGAAGAAATGAAACAGTATATTAGATACATAGCAGACAGGCGTTTATTACAGCTTGGTTTGAAAACTAATTATGGGGTAAAGGACAACCCGCTTAATTGGTTAGACGATGTTCTAGGAGTAGAGCATCAGAACTTTTTTGAAGGGAGAGCAACTACTTATATGAAGGGTGGTATAAAAGGCAACATAGAAACTGTCCAATTTAAGAACTTAGTAGTTTAAATTAAGGAGGTAACATGGATAAAAATAAAGAAGAAGGGAATCTAGTTTCGTTTAGAGTATTTTTAACGCGAGATGGCAATGTAATTTCTGAGTTTAGTCACTTACCTTTAGAAGAAATAGAGACTATTTTTTCTTCGGATGAGATTCCTGTCATTAGAAAAATAGTAAAGGAAGGATGTGCTGAACTAGCGGGTTTGCATTTCCATTTAGAAAGAGAAGTCCAAATGATTAATGTTTAGTCTCTCCTCCACCATCAAATATTTCTTCGGGGTTAGACATGGCTAAGTATTGATACTCAAACATTTCTCTATAGGTTTCAAAAGGAACTACACTCAAGTCATTTGCAGCGTGGAAACGCGCATAGATTTGATAAGCAGCCCCTAGTTGATCTTCTGTATATAAAGCTAACATATAATTTTACCTTTTAAATATTTGATCTACAGAACAAGTTGGTTGTCGCCTACAATCTTCAAGATTTTGTTGAAATATCTCTGGCTCTACCCATTCAAATTCAGGATAGATGGGAACATCATTTAAATAATATGATAACTCATTGGCATTACACCCTGTTATTAATAGAGCTGTAAGCATTAAATATTTCATTGGGCTAGTAATCTCCTTTCTTTTCTTTCAGTTAAAAGTTCTTGGTACTTCTCATCATCAAGATGGGTGACTGCAATCCAAGCATGAGTCATTTCATCACCAGTACGGCTTCCTCCTACAACCCACATATCGGGATCAGGGTTGTTGGGGTTATCTGCGGTGTTATCATACCACTGTTTAAGGACTAACACGGCTCCTTGTGGAATCAGTGGGGCATAGTCAGTGTCATATATGTGACTATGATGCCATGTAGCACTCCAGTTAGACACTTGACTGATCGCTTCTGTGCGTCCTGTCTCTGGATAGAATATTTCAAAACTTGCTGCATTCATACGGAGATGACCATGAGGTTGCCATGAGTCTATGCGTACTGGATGGTCAAAACTGTGGAAGGCTTGAGTCATGTAGTAATCATTGGGCGGTATAGTAATATCATTTTGATTACCAATCCTATAGAGCTTTAAGTCTTGCTTGTATGTGAGTTCTTTAGATTCTTCTGCGCTATAGAGCCACAGACCTATCTCTACTACATTATCTTTAATCATTGTGCCGGGAGCTATTGAACCTAAGCCGCCGGGAAACATATGAATGTCCCAAGCTATCTCAGCATTGGCGGGTAGAGTTCTGCATACATTATCAGGAACAATCTCTCCCCATTTACCCATAGCGTATTCAGTTAGCATCCCATATCTCTCACCATCTAAGGTGACAGTACTGTTTGCATGGTGTACTACGCTCTTAGCATCGCCTCTAGGCTTAACCTGAACTGCTTTGATGCAACGGTCCTCAGTTAAACCACTAGCTACGTTGTGCTTGTGCCAGAGATCATTACCACTAGCAGGAATATCTATTGGTATAGATGGTATNACCAGTGTAGGCTCTCCGAAGTCTCCGTAGAAACTCCACTGACTAGGATCAGGGAGATCAGGGGGTTGAACAACCCTATCTGTATCTCCATACTCTGATCCCATATCTACCCACTCAATTAAAGTATCTATATCTTTTTGGGAGAGCCGCCAATCCCCATGAAGGTTCTGGATTCCTATGTTCTCATCATATGCATAAGGAGGCATCTCACGACTCGCTACCTTGTACTGTATTAAAGGACTCCACGGTCTTACTGCCTCATAAGATTCAAACGTCATAGGACCAATGCCGCCTTCGCGGTGACATACTACACAGTTATCATTAATTATGGCTGCAACGTCATCAACATATGTTACTTTTTCAGCATATGTTTTCTCGGCTACTAAGAGCAGCGCAACGGCTATCATTAAACCAATTAATGTTTTCATATTAGTAACTCCATATCCACGGTCTAGGCCGTTCTAGTGTATTTTCAATATTATCTAAGTGTATAAATCTGCTGCTTCCTTTCTGGTTTATACCAATCCCGCCAAACTCTCCAGACTTAACAGCAGCTTCTATGAGCTTGTAAGCCTGTTCTCCAGAGACTCCAATATCTATCGCGTGACCTGTAGCATGTGCGCCAGCGGCCTTCTTACGAGCTTCTATGGGGTGTTCTGGGCAACGATAGGCACTATTGACAGGGAAGGGGAAGCCTAGCTGATGCCTTAGTGTCTCTATCCTTTCCATGAAGGTTTCATTCATTCCACTCTTCCCACAGTGAGAGCATTTGAGTTCATCTGCGGTGAAGTATTTCATCTCTTTTGTGCTAAGTCTAATGCATTAATTATTATATCTTCACCCATTCTTAAAGGTTCCCCACGCTTTAATTTATCTTGAGTGTTAGCTATTGCTTGAGCCAAAGCGTTATCAAATTCTGGTCTACTAAATCCTTGTTTTCTTTGGTTTATTCCCCAACTATTATTCCACATATCTTTTAATTCTGTTCGCCATTCTTGTCCTTTTATAGCTTGTTTGGCTCCCTGATAAACTTCTTTGGCTTGACCCGCAGCAGCAGTAAGGGGGTTTTCAGCAGATTCATAACCAAATAAAGCATGATTAACCACATCAAATACTTCTTCATCGCCATCAATTTTAAATTGATTTCTATTTGTATCTGCATTTCTTAAATCATCAGTAGTCATTTCATATTCTCTGGCTACTTTTTTAGTTGGTAAATTATCTTTTTCGGGCGGTCCTTGTAAAATTACATCAGGCTCAGGAACAACTCTCTTTACTCCTACTCTTTGATGAGGAGGCACAATTTTATTAGTTAAATCTACAGCATCAGCAGTAATTTGTACTTGTCTATCATCATCAAACCCTAAAAATTTAGCACCTTTGTTTAAAGCTCTATCAAACATACCAAAAATACCGCCTTTAGCACTCCGAGTTCTTTGAAGACTTCTTAGAACTTTACCACCTGTGTTGAAATTTGTTGTTGGTTCTAGTGGTGTTTCTTCTTCTTTATCTGGAAACGGAAATACAAAAGAATGTGTTTTTTTATGATCTAAATATGCTTTAGCTTCTTCTGTATCTTCGCCTCTGAGATCGGCTGTGGCTAAATAGGATGCTTCTTTATTTTCTTCGGCATATAGCGGCAATGTAAATCCTGCTGCGGGTAAACCAACTATTAAATAACCTGCCTTATCAGACCTTACTGATGCTCCTATTTTTTTTGCAACTGATCTTATCTGTCCTGCTACTACAGTTTCATAATGTTTTTGTACTTCTTCGGTTCTAGCCATTCTTCCTGACCAGACTTCTTCTTCGGGATTAATTAAAAATTTAACTTCTTGAGTTCCTTTGTTTTCCCCCATTACTAATGCTCTGTTAATCATGTTTTTAGTTTCACTAATATCTGGAAGAGATATAGACTGTTGTGAACGTAACAAGTTATCGGCAGAATATGTAAGTTCAGCTCTTTGTTCTTGTAACCTTCTTCTTGCTTCTAGATTTAGATTGCGTCCTGTTCGCGCATAAAGCTCTTCCTCTTTCTTGGCTGACTCTTTTATTTCTATCTCTATGTCTTCTAGTTGGTCCTGAAGATTTCTTAGTTTAGTGTCAGATTTTTTAGATAAGTATGTTTTCCGTTGAAACTCACTATGCTTTTTCCACTCCTCAAAACGAACACCCCCACCAGCAGGAACCAAATCACTTTGCATTTCAAAAACTCTAAAGGCATTTGAATCTGGTTCTATATCGTATCTCATATGATAAGAATAATCTGCTTCATCCAAATAACCAAAATGAGATGAGACTTTTGATCCGGGTTGTCTTACATCTCTTGGGTCTTTAAATATTGCAATCCCATAAGTGTCTAAATCTACATCTTCGGGGGTGATCCCCTCATAAATATCTCTTAACGGAGAGGTGTCTCTGGCATATTGTTCAGCATCCATACTACGAACTATATCTTCTGGTAGAATATTAGCAGCCTCCGTATTATATCTAATTATATCGGCTTGCAGATCGGCTATTTCTTCGTCAATTGCCCAGACATTACCATCACCTTCAGGTAGCCTAGCTCTTTCAGCCTGAAGATGCAAGATGAGGTCTTCAGCGTCTTCTACTCGTTCTCTCAGTACATCGGGATTAGTAACTGTTGGGCCTTCTCTTACATCCTCCATACCTTCTTGTGCTTTAATTTCGTGTTGAGCTTGTGTGTCTTCTTTAGTTTTAAAACCAGTATCAACTGCATCTCGATCAAAACGATCCACATCTAGCTTTCGTATTCCTTCTGGCGTTAGAGCTACATTGCCGGACCTAGTATAGACAGTATCGTTTGGAAAGGTATCTTGTTGATTATCTAGCATGTAGTCAAGTTCTGCTCCCTCCATTTCGTCAGCCCTAACGCCTCTAGCAGCTAGTCTTTTTTTAACCAAATCGATAGGTACATTCTCGCCTTTGTCGGCAATTGCCTTTAAAGCTTGAGATAATATTGATTTAAGTCCTAGTGGCATTAACTGGCTCCGTATACAGAGTTATAGAGGCTTCCGAACTTTTCTTCTAACATTTTATTTCGGTCTTCTTCATCTATAAAAGCTCCACCTGCTTGCTCAACATAAGGCCGACCTGTCATTTTATCTATACGTTGATCAGGTTCTACAGGAACTTGAGGCACGTTATGTACTTCACCACCTTTGGCTAGTCTGAAGTCTCTAAAAGCAGCTTCCTCTTGTTGTTCAACAGCACCCGTTTCTACTGGCGGTCTTGGGTCTGGAACTTCTTCTTCAAAGTATAAATTAGTGTTTAACATTTCCACATGTTTATTATTTAAAGCGCGAATTAATTTACTAACACTATTAATTTCGGACTCTGGATCAAAAGGAGTTTTGTTAAACATATTCATAAGCGCGGTTTCTGTTACCATATTATAAGGAGTAAAATATTTTCCTGCTAGTAAAGAGCCTATTGATTGCTTAGACATGCCTCTTTCTTCTAAAACTTTTACTGTTTCGCTACTACCTATTAATTCTTTAGTTGCTAAAAATTGACGATATAACTCTTGCGTATTCCTATACCTAGCATCTTCAAAATTTACATAGTTTTTAATAATTTCTTCTGGTGTATTTTCATAGTTTATAATAGGTCTTCCAAGATCATTTTGCTTGCCGTTATATTCAGAAACTCTATAACCTAAAGTTGTTTGAGGGTCTAGTTTGTTTATACGCAGACCTGCAAAAGTGGCTGCAAGTGCTTGTGATGTTGGCTTGACATATCCTGTGCTTGGATTGGGCGTGGCTAAAATAGATTCAGAACTTATAAGGTCATCTATTGAAGGTACTGTACCCGGTAAAAAAGATTGAAATATATGCCAAATAGCATTATCTAATCTTTCTATAGGTGTAGAAGATTCATTAAAAATATTTTTACCTCTTGGTGTTCTTCCGTCTGAAGCGGATATAGCAAAAGCTACATCTGTTAAGGCTTGAGTTAAAACAGGCTGATCTGTATACGGAGCAAGAACATCTCCTATTGCTGCTAAAGTTCCTTTTATTATACGCTTATCTAAATCCTCGCCTTTTAATTTACCATTTCTAACTTCTTCAAATAAAATTTGAAAGGGAGCATTTATACTTTCGTAGGCATTTAAAAATTGAGTATCTATAACATGTATTTCTCCGTCTATTACAATCGGTATTCTAGGCGATGATTTAGACCACGGCTTTTCGTCTACTGTTTGAATAGCGTTATATTGTTCTCTTGAAAATCCATATAGTGCCGCTGATCCGCTTGCTACGCCAGACCAAAGACCCATCTGTGCTGTTCTACCTGCAAAACGCCTCATGCCTCTATTTTTTAATACTTGATTACTAGAACCCATCTCTTTAAAAGCTTCTCTATAGATGTTGACACTTGTTCTTAGTGACTCAGCAGGAAAAGAAACAAAACTACCGAAAGGAAGATGTCGCAAACGCTTTACATAAGGCGGGACAAAATCATAATTAGGAACAGTAGCACGAACTTTTCTAGCTGCTTCAGCTTTTAACACACTTATATCAGTAGTAGGTAATGCTTTTTGTAGTGTTTCTAGTTCTGAATTATATATAACTATTTTATAAAAATCGTCTACTGCTACATAAGATTTTTCCATACCTTTGGCAAGAGGATCAACTACTTTTCCTATACCTTCAACTACAGGGTCTAAAGCCTCTCCAACTTTTCTTGTTGTACCATAGCTTTTTAGAGTATCGTTAGAGGCTTCTAATATACTTTTATCAGCATCTTTAAAACCAGACTCTAACAAAGCCCTAAATTCATTAACATTGGTATTAGTATTAACTACTCCTAGTCGTAGATATTCTTTATACATTTTATTAAAACCTTCATCGCCTTGATCTCTTGCATTATTCCATAAAGTTTTAAATGTGTTTCTTACTGAAGCACCTGCGGGATTAACTATAATACCATTAGCAGGGCCAAACTGCGCTCCTCCTATTATATTACGAGCTTGCGTTGTTATGCTGTAAACAGTTTTTTGTTTTTGAGAAAAGCCTTTTAATGATAGTGCGCCCTTATACCAACCATACAAGTTAGCATCAAATGATCCTTGATCATGTTTCAAAGCACTTGCTATTTCCGGTGTAGTATAATAGATAAATTCGCCTTCTCCATCTAACATACTACCAGTTCCTCCTATTTTAGTATTGTATACATCTGTATCAAATAGTTGTTCACCTGTATCTTTTTGAAAAGTCGCTCTAGATTCTACAGATGGTACAAGGCTTCTTCCCGGTGTTGCAGAAGTTCCCCAATCTGGATTACGAGATTTAAATATATAATTACCTTCTCCTAATCTTAGAAGATTTTCGTGGAACCTAGCGTCTTCATAAAACTTTGTTACTTTGTTAACAGTAATTAAAAGAGATTCATCAGCGTCAGTTACTTCACCCATTAACTTTCTTATTTCTTCGGGTATATCTTTTTTAGCATCAAAAATCTTGTTATTTAATTTTTTTACAGATGTTAGATATTCTAAAGCACTATTATCTCCTCTTTCTAATATCTCATTAACATGTAATCTAGCATTTTGTTCAGCCAGTTCAGGAAGCTCTCCTGCATTCATACGGTTTTGTGTAAGAAAATTTATAGCATCATCTTTTATTTCTTGAGTAGGCACATAGTTTTTATCTTCAAAAAGTCTGAATGATCTTCTAATATATGAACCTATATTATCTTGTATTATTTCTTTTAGTTCAGGTTTTACCATAGCTGAATTAGACAGCCTATCAGAAAGTTGATCAATAAGTATTCTGCCTTCTAAAACTTGTTCTGCTACTTCTTCTGGTAAGTCGTGGTTTCTAGCTATGTTTTCAACTTGAGTTAAAAAGGGGCTAGATGAATCATCTAGTGATTCAGAAAAAGCTTCATTAACTTTATCTCTTAGTCCGGGGTTTTCTTCGCTAAAGGTATTTATAATTCTATTTAATTTTGCAGCCGATATTTCTGCTTCTTGCACAGTTGCCCTTCCTGCATATATAGAATCATTAAAAGCATCAAAAGCTCTAGGACTCCAGTAACCTCTAGAAGTAAGTGTTGAATTAAACCATCTTCTTAAAATACTGCTTTGCTGTAAACGTACTTGCTCTATGCCTTCTGGAGTTTCGTTGAAGCGTAGCTCAGGCTCTTCACGGAGATTTCTTAAAGCCGCAGCGTCCTCTAAGGATTCTTCATCAGTTCGTCTAAGATATGGGCCTTCCCATCCACCCACAGAACTATCTTTTGGTTCAGTTATACTTTTTTTCTGTTCTTCAAGGAAGTCAACAAATAATTCACCTTTATCTTCTTTGGAAAGTTCTTGTGGAGTTTTATTAAATTTATCACGAACTAGTTTTCTAAATTTATTAGCCCCTCCAACTACGTCTATAAGGCCACCTATTAAAGCTCCTTCTCCAAGAAGTTTTAATCTCTTTATAGATTCAGAATCTTCACGGTCTGCTGATAAAAATAAATAAGTATTCCACTCCCTTGCAGCTTCTTCGCCTAGAGCATGTTCTATAACATTACTAATATTTTCATCGGGATTAGTTAATAGCTGATCTATTATTGCACCACTACCAGTACCTTTTAAAAAATTATTACGCCATGCTTTGCTTTTTATAAACAAGTCGGGTAAATTTTTATAAACACTAATACCTCCTGCGAGGTATGTTCCTACTTCTGCTAAAGTACCTACAGTAGTATCCATAGGAAATATTCTTCCAGTATCAGAATCAAATATTGTGTTGACATCTACGTTCATAGCTTTAGCTATTGGCTCTGCTGATGTTCTTGCAAGCTCACTTGTAATTACTTCAGAGACTTCAGGACTTTGTAAAACATCTAACATCTCTCCGCGCCTCCGAGAAGAGCCAGATATTCTACTCATAATTGGTCCGGGTTCAAAAAGCCTAGTTGCTCCATAAAGGGCAAGCCGCTTTAAATCGGTTTTTGTATCCGCAAAAAGTCTTCCAAAGTCTAAAGCAGTATCTTTGGCTTCTTGTTTGTAATCAATATTTGGTATGTCTTCAACTACTGCTCCTAAAACAGCACGATTATATTGTCTTGCTGCTGCTGATGCAGAAAGCGGCTCTTCAAGTTGACTTGATTCAGGTTCAATTAAAGCTGTTTCTTTTTTTTCTTTTTCGGGCGATTCTAGTTCCGCCGCATCTACAGCCGCTTGTATTCTTTGACTTTTATATATTTCATAAGCTTCTGCGTCCGTGTAAGAATCAGGTACGTTTGTGTACTCAACGCCATTAGGAAACTTTACTGTTCTTCCATCTGCCATTAGTCTTGTTGTCCTGTATTAGTGTCACCTAAACTATTAAAATAATCAGCAAAGTTAAAATTATCAGCTAATATTTCTTCTATCTTTATCATATGCTTTTCTCTTTCAGCGGGGTCGTCTTCAAACTGAGCCATCATCATTGTTATTTCAAGTGCTGTATTACCTAATTGACTCATAAGTGCTAAAGCTGTTGCATTTTCAATTTCATTTTTTAAATTTGCGGATGGGTCTTCGTTTAGTATAGTTTCAGCTAATTTTTGCACCTCTTCGTATTCTGCTACAGTTCTAGGATTCATAAATCTCAGGGGCGGATTGACTGCTTTTGCTCTTGTAACAAAGACTTCACGCGCTTCTGGAGTAGCTATATCAACCATAAGTTCAAATATATTTACATCGTCCATCATTATTCCTAAAGCTTTTTTATCTATTTCATCCGCAGTATCTTCTTTCCCATAAAAAACATTTTCTATATCACCTCTTTCTTGTATTTTCTCACCAGTATTTCTATGTGTTTTTGTTTTTATTTCTTGTGTAACTAATCTGTCATTAGTGCCTATGTATTTTATTATTTCTGTTGATATTTCGTACATTCCAGTTTCATCATATACGGGTGCTTCTAACTTAGCCATATCAAAAGCATCATGAATATCTTTGCTTTCATCGTATGCTTTTTTAAACTCGTTAAATGTTTCAACATTTTCAGCTATAGAAGAATTACTTAAAGCGTCTATTGCTGCTGCATCTAATTCTTCTTTACTTTTACCACCAAAGAAACCTCTAGCACTTTTAATTAAACGCCCTGTAATTCTTCTAGGATTTACAGAAGTAGTTAATTCTGTAAGAAGAGCTGCTCTTTGTTCCTCAGTACCTATATTTCTTACAGAAGATAAAGCAGTTTCATAGTCCGTTGTTAATGCATCAGTTAAAAGTCTTGTTTGGTCTTCTATAATACTATTAAATGGCCCTGCATCTCCTATGGCTCTATATTCATTACCGGGCCTAGATTCTAATTCACTAATAGCTCTAGCTCTAAAATTATCTTTATGTAGATTATACATGTACTCATTACTAGATAATCCAGATTTTGCTATAGCCTCTTCAGTGGCTAATAATTCTGCGCTATTCTTAGCTGCTATTTGAAAATTTGAAGCCACTTCCATTACATCAGGGTCAGAAGTAAGAAGTTCAGCGTCTTTTCTTTTAGCACTTTCTACCATAGCTGTTTGAACAGCAGGTACAACAAGCTCAAATAAGGCTTGTCTTTTTTCCCACTTTTCTCGTTCTTCATTAAATTTATCATCTCTACGTTGTTTAGAGGCTAATAAACTACCACCTAATTCTGCTGCTCTGCCCATGACTAATTCCTTCCTAATAGACTATCATTATCTTCTTGTTCATCTTGTTCTGGTTGTGCTAATAAACTTGGTAGTTCTACATTTGCTATATCTTCTTCTATTTCTTTTGGTAAAACGCCAGAAGGCATAGGCGAAACTGAAAGTTTTTTAATCTTTTCTTTATTAGAAGTAACATTAAATGCTGTTGCTTCCTCTTCGCTGTCATCATCTTCTTCTGAATAAATTACAGGGTCTATACCTGCTCTTTCACAAAATGCTAAAAGTACATAACATAAAGGTTCTGCTAATATCATCATTAAATCAGGATTCCATTTTCCTTCTGTAAATCCTTTAAATAATATACCTTGCGTTATATTCATTAAAGGAGTTCCGTCTGCTATTGTTTCCATTACAGGAAGATAAGTTTCTTCTTTAATTAAAAGACTTACTAAATAAGTAATAGCTTCTTTTAAATCTGTAAACTCAGGAGCTTTTTCCCACGGATAAGGATCGTCTGGATCATTGGTTAAACTTTGACCCGGAATTGATTTGTTTAAAAGAATCCTAGAATCTATAGGAGTATCTTGTTCTATTGCCATGTTATGCTACTCCTGATAAACGATAGAAGGCGGCTAAGTCTGAAGCATAAGTATTTCTGCCGTCATACATTCCTGTTGCGGGACTTGAAGACTGAGGAGTAAACTGCGCTCCTATGCCATAGTCTACTGCTTGTCCTGCTCCTTGTACAAGTGTTTGTCCTGCATCTACAACGTAGCCATAATCAGGAGCTTCAGGGGGATCACCTGCTATTGCGCTTCGTGCTGCATCTGTAGCCAATGTTGTAGCTACATTTAGACCAATACCTTTTGCAGTTTTACCCATTTCTGAATCAAAAAATCCACCATCGCCTGTTGCAACATCATCAACTGGTAGTTTATATGGAGTACCTTTAAAACTATCAGGTATAGAAGGAACTATTTTTTCACCAGTTAATAGGTTTGTATCTGGACTTAATAAAGAAGGTGTTGATGCTGTTGCTTGGGCTTGAGCTATTGTAGATTTATTAATTAAAGATGGCCCTTGTATAACATTAGAAATATTATCCATATCTAAATTTATAACTTGTCCATCAATCTTACCCCAATCAGATATTTGAGGATTCATATTTTGAATATCCTCTACAGAATGAAAGGCATTATCTGAAAGTCCTTTTAATGTTGTATTTTTACCTGCTGTAATACTAGACTTAAAAGGATTTAAAATATTACTTGCATTCTCAGTTATATTGGTTGAGACTTTTCCCCAAGCTTCTCCAAAAGAATTACTACCAGACTTAACCCATGTGTCAAGACCACCACCGGGTTTGAATCCAAACTTAGTAGGGTTGAATCCTATTTTCTTTAGACCAGTTTTAGTGAACTCGCTAACAAAGTTACTCACTCCTTTAGTTATAGTACCAAAAGCATTCTTAGCGGTAGTAATAAATTTTCCTGCTGAACCTATTACAAACTGTGCGCCTTTAAGTATAGTAGCTCCTATTGGACCCATAGCTGATAAAGCAGTAGCAGCTACACCGCCTATTCCTTTGAACATTGCACTTAACATTGGCCCAACGCCCGGAATAAACATAAGAGCTATTTGACCGACAATGCCTATCTTATTCATAAACTTGCCAACTTTCATAGCTACTTTTTTTATGCCCTTGCCAATCTTTTTAAAGACCTTTTTAACGCCTTTAAATATTTTACTAAAAAATCCCATTACTTAACTCCTTATTAAATAATACCTTTGACTATATCAACTATAGGTTTTATTCCTACGGCTCCAGTTCCGGCCACATCATTAGAAATAGCAGTAGCATACAATGTAGTATCTCTTTGTTCATCATTCTCATAAGCTTGTCTTAAATACGCAGCTTCATCTCTAAGTTCTTGCCACATAAAATTCTGATCGGCTGCTGAAATCTGGAAAGCTTTAGCAGCATTTTCTTGGTTAGTAGCATTTTGAGCTGCTGTATTAATAGTATTAGCTTGCCTACGCCATTGAACATTTGATTGTTCTATAGCTTGAGCATTAGCAGCGTTCCATTGATCTCTTTGTAAATCTTGTTGCTCATTAAATGTTTTAACTTGAAGGTCTATTTGATTATTAAATTTAGATGCATCTATAGCGTTAGCAGCGTTTATAGCGTTTACTCTGTTTTCTTCAGCAGCATTAAATTGCGCCATAGCATTAGCTTGTGTACTATTAAACTGTTCAATTTGATTAGCTAAACTTGCATTAAATTGATTAATTTGATTATCAGATGTTGCATTAAACTGTTTAGCTGCATTAGCAGAAGACTGATTAGATAATAGTCTTTGCTGTTCTACTTGCGTATCAAGTATTAATGCCTGTTGCTCATTACTAAGATCAGACATATCTCTTTGTAAAAAGTTTTGCGCTTGAGTAATAGCTAACTTAGTTCTTTGATCTGCCGCAGCCATATCTAAACCCGCAAGTGCCGTAGCATCTTGCATTACTCCTTGCTGTCTAGCATTAAAATCAGCTAATGAAACACTTTGCATAAATTTACTATTAGCTAGTTCTACTTGTTGAGCATCAGAGAATTTAGTNAGGTCCATACGAGCCACCATAGAAGCGTTCTCTACGGCTCTTTGTTGATCTGCACTTAATAATGCTGTACCCATCTGTGCTGCAATATTAGCAGATGTTATGTTTGTCTGCATTCTAGTGTTTAAATTTGCTAGTTCTGTTTGTTGTGCTGCTGATAAAGATTCTGAATCAGCTTGATTCTTTGCAGTTAAATTAGCAAGTCTCATTTGCTGATCATTGCTAAGATTAGCTGTCTTCATTTGTTGATCAAAGGCAGCATTCTTAGATATAAAATCAGCAGCCACTTGCATTTCAGAAAGACGTTCTTGATTAGCAGCAGACATATTTTGCTGTTCAGTCTGGTTCTTTATTTCTAATTCAGCTAATTCTATTTGCTGTCTATTACCTAAGTTCTGAGATAATAAAGCAGCTTCGTTCTGAGAATTAAGTTCAGCAGTTCTCTGTTGATTCTGTAAGTTTATTACTTTCTGTTCTTGTTGTTGNTGGAAAGATAAAGTATCCCTTTCCTGTGTAAATTGACTTTGAAGAACTTTTAAATTCTGAGAAAACTGAGCAGTCTGTGATTCCGCTGTTTGTCTATTAGCTAGATTATTTGCCCTTCTACTAGCTTCTGTTTGCGCTCTTTGTAGATTAGCTTGCTGCTCATTAGATAAATTTTGTGCTGCTCTAGTTTGGAGAGCTTGTGCATTACTTTGTGCTATAGGTAAAGCACTTTGTATAACAGAATTAAAAAGAGCATCTCTTCCTACTGTAGAAACATCTAAACCTCTTTGTGTCATCCTTTGATTGACAGCATCAACAGCAGGTTTTGCCCACGCAGGAATAGTTCCTGACTCCATACCCGCTAATAATGTTTCCATTTGTGAAGATACTAGAGCTTCTGGAGGGAGTGCAGCGATTGCAGCTATTACTTCAGGCTCTTGAGTATCTATTTGTGCTGTAACAGAAGCCGGGTCTTGAACTATAGATTGAGCTAAGTTTGAACTAATGTTTGCAGTTTCAGCAGTAAACTTAATGGCAGCATCTTGAGCTGCAATGCCTGTAACTGCTCTACGCTGATAGCTTTCATAGCCTATAGTGTCTGTGATCTTAGCAGCATCACTGTCAGCAGCCGTTCCTGTGATAGCTTCTCTAGTTTGTTTTTCGGCTTCTGGTGTAGCTGATACATTAACATCATCTCTAAAACCTACTTTGTCTATAAAAGAACTGTCGCTTATAAAATTTTCAGTAGTCCTTTGTCCTAAACCAGCCTTTACTTGACCTGCACTAAATTGAGCTGCTTGAGTAGCACCGCCAGAAAGCTTTCGTATTTCGTCAACAGAAATCGTAGGGCGATTCACATCTGTAGCAAACTGTGGGCTATTAAGAAGATCAGTTAGAAAGGCATCATAATTTCCGGGTTTTACTACACCTGCTGTAGCAGCTTCTTTTAGGGCGGCTGTAGCTTCTTTAAATGCATTAGCGTCTACGCCAGTAGGAGCTGTTATATCTTTATAAGCATCTAATTGCTGTATATCTGCATCTGCTGTTATACCAGAAGAAACATTTATATCTACTGATTGTCTTTTGTCAAACAACAAATCGGGGTCTATACGTTTGTAGTCTTTAATAAATGCCCCTGCTGCTAGTTGTTCATTTACTGTTGTTGCTGGATCATCCTTTATCCAAGTTTTAGTTTCAACATCAACACCTGCTAATGACTCTGTTGTGTCTGTATCTAAATCTGTTTTACGTTGTGTACTAGCAGCTTCTGCTGCTTCTTCAGCTTTTTTAGCTAAGGCTCCTTTAGTAGCATCATATACTCCTTCTGAAAAAGGATCGGCTGTTGTAACTGCTTCACCTGCTTTAACCTGCCGCATACGAGCTAACTCTGCCTGTACTTGTGCAGGAGTAGCACCAAACATCGCGGCAACTTGCTCTACTGTCATAGAACCATTGTTTAAAGCAGCATAGACTTGATCAACTTCAAACTTTGTGTAATCGCCATCGGTAGGTATAGCAGCAACATCAGCAGCGGTAGTAGTATCTATTGGCACTAGAGGCATTTCATCAACTAAATCATCGCCAATAGTGCCAAACACAAGTGCTACTTGCTCCGCTTCAGACAGACCAGCGAAACGAGGATCGTTGATAAGAACCTCCATAGTTTGACCAGTTGTCGGGTTTGTAAGAATTTTAGTGCCGCCAGCTTGAATAGCAGCAGCAGCATCGGCAGCGGCCTTTTCTGCATCCATGTCACGGAATACATAAGGAGTTTCAGTTGTTTCTCCAGTAACAGAATCAGTAGTCGCAGTAGCAGCATAAGGATCAGCTACAGTAACTTCTTCCCCTGCCTGTACTGCTTCCCTTCTTTTTATTTCCTGCGTTACTTGGTCTTCATTAACTCCAAACTTTGCTGCAACTTCAGCAGCCGTCATTGCACCTGACGCAATAGCATCTTGTACTGCCTGTGTTTCAGCTTCAGTGTAATCACCATCAGCAGGAATAGAAGCTACAGTAGGAGGAGGAGTATAATAAGTGCTAGTGTCTGTACCCATCGCTGGAAGAGTAGTAGTACCACCTGTAGTCACTCCAACATCAGGATCAGTAAGAGTAGTTACATCTCCCTCTTGTACTCCTTGTGCAGCAGCACCCCATTGAGAATCAGCCTCACCTGCGGAACCCGCACCACTAATATTAAAAGTATCATCAACACTTGTATAAGGTGCAGTATTATAAGGAATAAAAGTTTCATCTTTGTCTGGATCAGGCTGAACAGTTTTTGTAGCACCAACAGGGTCTGCAAGAATAGATGCAGTTGCAGCGGGTTTAGCAGCAGCAGCAGCTTGAGCATTATGAGCGGCTAAGTTTGTATTAACATAGTCTTCTGTAACACCATATTGTGTAGCTAGTTGAGCAGCAGTTACTTTACCTGAATTAAGATCGGCATAGGCTTGATTTACATCTGCCGCAGTATAGGTTGGTATTTCAGGAATATTTATTTTTGGGACATCTACCTTTACATTGAAGCCCTCATTTTCGCCTTCGTATCCACCATAGCCACCTTCTTGATAAGCGACACGACCACCTTTACGATAGTCTTCTCTTTTTCTTTGCGCTCTTTTTCTGCTACTTTTAGCCATAACCTAATTCCTATGTGTTTCTTTCAACTTTGTTTATTTTCTCTACCGTTCTCATTGTACCTAAGCCAAGCATGCCCATCAGTACTGGCATCATAGTTGATACATCAATTAAAGGTATAGTAATATCCGAGCCTGTTAAAGTCATTATAAAATTAACCATTGGTATAAAAATAAAATTTCCAGCCAGCCCCAGACAGCATGTCCATCCCACCGCTGGTCGCCAACCGGATACAAAGAGGCTTCTGTGTCGTGCTTCTGTCTGGTTGACTTCTATCTGTGCTTTAATAACATCGTGGCTATGACGTTCTGCCATAGTTGCAATATCATGTGCCAGTTTTTCTTTTAGGTCTTTGTCAGCCACAACCTTATCTAAGAGGGTTGAGACAGGACCAATTAAAGCATCAATTAAATTTAACATTACAGTATAAATGCAACGCCTATAATAATTAGAATGCCTATACCTATGACAATAACTTTGCGTCTAGGTGCATCTACAGGCTCTGCTAATTTTTCTTTAGTTCTTACAACCCAGTCTCTTAACTTGTCTATTAGTTCTAACATTATTTTGTTCCCCATCCCATATAAATGCCCAGAGCTAACGCTGTTAAAATTGCTGTTGTAACTAGCCTAGCTATTGTATTGCCTATTGTTTGTTTTGTAGTCTTCCAAGTTTCTAAAAGACTTCTTAATTCTCTAACATCATTGTAAGCATTTTCATCTGAAAGACCTATTTCTTTTAGTGCTGCTTTAGCCCCCTCTTGAGCGGCATGATGTATAATTCTCTCTAATTCTGTTTCGGTCATAATGTCCACTCCACTACCATTTAACCTTGTCAGCCCAATAAGCCGCGCTCATTTTACCCTTTTTAATGTTTTTCCCATGTCTAGCTTTAAATGATTTTCTTTTTGCTTTCATTTTTGCTGACTCTCCTGCCTTTGGTTTACCTGCTGTGCTTGCTCCTTGTTCTCCGAAACGTATTACTTTTTGTTTACCTTTTGCACACGCCTTAACCACATGGGATTTTTTAGGATGGCTAGGTGTACGCTTAGGCTTATTACAAGCCATTTTCTTTTTGTTTACTTTTTTAGCTGCCATAGTATTCTACCTAAGAAAAGTTAAATGGACATTTAGATTTTTTTCGTTTTTCATTTCTAGCAACAAGTTTGTCAATTTGTCTGTGTCCTCCAAATGTTATCGAACTAACAGCTTTAATTTTTTCTAACTCAACTTCTGAAACTAAATGGTTTTTAAATTCTACGTTAATATCATCGTTTAATGGAATGATATGAGCTAAAGGAGTACCCATTAGTAATTTAAACTCCCACGCTTTTTCTTTTGCAGGAACCATTATATTAACATTTGTTGCAGATACAGTTTTAAATTGTAAAATACCGGGAAGAACTTTTATTGGCAACTCATTACCCCATTCACATCCCATAAACATAAAAGATAGTCTACTTTTTTCACGAAAATGCCACGGACTACTCAGTTTAATATGATGAAAATTTTCAAATCCACCTTTAAATTGTGGCCTTTCATGGCTCGTAGGAGCATCTCCCAAAGCAAACTCATAAGCTACATTATTCTTCATTATTCTAAAATTACTATCAGCCCAATGCTCTAAAATATATCCTCGTTTATATAAATTAATAAAACCCGGACACGTTTTTAAATTTTTGTTGCGTATAGGAGATACATCTTTTAATTTTTCTAAGTTTGTCCACCATTCTGGAACAGCTTTAAATGCTTTAACAATAGGAGTATATTCATATGCGGGTGCTAAAGTAGTAAAACAATCAACAACTATTGTTTTTTTACGCTTAAATAATGACAACATTTAAATTAATCCTAATGCCCAAATTACTAAAGATTTTCGTATTCCTTTAGTAACTTCTGTTACTCTATGGGGCATATCAATAGGCAGAATAGTTACTAAACCTTTTTTCTTTTCAATAGAAGAAATTTTTCCGTTATAATTTATTTCTAAATTTCCTCCCTCATATTCAGAAGAATCAGATAGTTGTACAATAGCAGCACTTTTTCTTTCTACTTTACTACCCGGAGGACGCTTAACATGATCTATGTGCCAATCAAAATGTCCTCCTTTATTATAAATAGCATATTGTAATATTTCAAACTGTTCATACATTCCGTGTTTATTCCATATTTTATAAATATGAGGAATCATCCAAGCGGCATCTATTGGTGGAGCAATCCAACTTACTTTTGTTTTTCTAAAACTATGATCCCTTAGTGTACGTTCATCTGCATCTTTATGAAACTCTGTATCTTTCAATACTGTTGCGTCTGATATTTTTAAATTATCTCCAACTTTAATAATTTTATCTGCTTCTTCTAAGTTAAAAATATTTTTTAAATTAATTACATTTTCCATAATTACGGTTTTTCCGGCCAATTAACATCATAAGGAAAGCCGTCTTGTTCTGGAACATTTCTTAATTCTTGCCGATATGTAGCCCATTCTGTAGGCATTATTACATCTGATAAAGCCATCCAATCTGTTCTTCCTAAACGGTCGTTTCTATCTTGTCTTACACTAGCACAAGCTACAGAATCTATTTCGGATTGGTAAGCAGCTTCTTTTTCAGCTTTAGTACCATCTTCATCTGTATTAAATTTATCTTCTTCAACCCATACCTGAGTCCATTCATTATTTATTAAAGCAGGAGTTCCTTCTACAACCTTTTTTAAAATTGAAGATTCTGGAGGCATATTTACCGGAACTATTTTGTCCCACCCAAGATCAGCAAACGTATCAACAACTTTGCTAAAAGAAGTATTCTTATGGAGGACTTTAACTTCAGCGGCACTCTTAATAAGTCCTGTGTCTCTTTGTCGGTACTTTAACATTATATAATATCCTCTAAGCTGCTAATCTTTTTTCATTATATTTTAATCTTTCTTCAATACATTTAAATGGGTCTTCCCAATTACCATATTCTTTTTGTCTAAAAAGCGTCATGCTTTTATAATATGGATTTTTTTCTCCTTCTTGTGCATATAAAAAATAAGACATAACTGGAACTACAACCCAAGTATCTATTCCCATTGCTGCTGCTAAATGTGAAACACTTGTACAGCTTGTAATAACTAAATCACAAGAAGCAATAGCTTTTTTTGTATCCTTCCAAGTTTCTAATGATACTTTTTTAACCCAATCAGGTCTATCTTCTTCTCCTTCATCTCTTTGAAGTGAAATAAATTCTGCATCAATATTTTTAACAGCATCAAACATAAGGTCATAAGGAAACTTTTTATGATGCTGATCTTCAAACTCATTACTACCTTGCCATCTAAGTCCTATAACTTTTTTATTTTTTTTAACTTTTTTAGGTTTATTTATATATGGCTTACCCGATATGTCTTTTAGCTCAAATCCTAAAGGAACTACAGCAGACATACCACCTACCCAAAAATTATGATAAACACCAAAGGATACATCTCTTTCTGTAGTCTTTTCAACAATAGCTGATACACCTTCAACATCAACAAATAAAGGAGCTAATTCTTTATCACAAGATATAATTACTTTACAACCTCTATCTGCTATATTTTTAGCGTACCTTACCTGATGAATTTGATCGCCTAATCCTCCTTCAAGATTTAACAATACAGTGCCTTTTGATTTACCATCCCACTTTGGAGTAGATACAGCAGGTGCAGCATTACCAAATATTCCACAAAGCCGCCCCTTATCCATAAGTTTATAACCTTCTTGAAACTTTCCTTGTCTTAGTAAATGCCATCCTCTATTAAAGTTTCCTCTTAAATTATCAGGTTCTTCTTGATTTATCTTTTCAGATAATTTCCAAGCCTCTTCAAAGTCTCCTTTTAAAGTTGCACTAAGCTGTAAATCTAAATCTTTCTTTTCTACTTTTATTTTTTTATCAGACCAAAAGACAGGCTGACAGTACTCATCATAGTGTGGACCTAAAATTTCTTTAGAATCTTCATTATGTTGTTTTTCTAATTTAGGTTTAATATCGTGAAGACCCGGAATACTATGTATTACTGTATCATTTTCTTGAACTGTTAAGCTATCAATATTATTAAAGTCATATTTAAAATCTTCTAATTCAAGAAAAGTATGGATACGTTTTAGTTCTACTTCTGGATTAGCAAGAAGGTCTTCATAGTCAATAAATAAAAAACATTCAGGGAAAGTTCCATAACCTTGTTCCAAAAAGTTATAAGAAGATTTTAAATACTTTATAGATATATGAGAATATAAAAACTCTGTAAGATTTTCAGGTCTGACTACTCGTACTAATGACGCAACACAATCAGGAACATCTCTAACAGTTGCTATTATTTTTGGAGTTCTTCCTAGTACTTGGTGCATTGTATCCATTACATCCGGCATAGGCCAATTTCTATTTCTATCAAGAATAGTTCTTTCTGGAATATCATAAAAAGTTTCTATAGTACTACGCATTGTCTTTATTAATTTTTTTCGCGTTGGGTCGTTTACATCTAATAAACCGCTTTGACACCAAATAGAATTAAGAGTACCAAGAACATCAATTAATCCAGACGTTATAGATACATGAGTTTCTGGATTTTGATTTAAAATAGCCGAAAGAACAGAAGACCCGCTTCTTGGTAATCCTGCAAAAAAATGCAATTGTTTAGAATTATTCATATACATTATGGTTCGTAAGTAGCTAAAGTAAAGCCACTTTCTCCCGCAACACATTGAGTCCAAGCAGTTCCAGAGCCAACTTGAACTGGAGATGAAGTATCAGAAGTATTACCTACACCTAATTGTCCTTCACTATTTTCTCCCCATGTCCAAAGAGTTCCATCATCTTTAACTACTACTGAATGTTCATCTGCCATTGACGATGCTATATAGGATGCGCTTCCAACTTGTGATGGAGAGTTGCGAGTAAATCCATAACCGCCTCCACCTAAACCAAGTTGTCCTGATTGCCCACTACCCGCTACATACAGAGTTCCATCAGTCTTACGCGCCATGCCTTGACCAGAAGAACCCATACAAGCTTCCCAATCTGTATCACTACCTATTTGAGCAATTGATACTGAACCACCAGAAGTAGAACGCATACTTGCTCCACCTGCACCCGAACCCCATGTCCACATAGTTCCATCTGTTTTGATAATCATACTTCTTTCGCCTTGAGTCCAAACCTGTTTCCAAGTTGTTATAGAACCTACTTGAGAAGGAGCAGACTTATGCCCGTTACCGGCTGAATACGCAGGCTCGTTAAAAAAGCTTCCATTCCCTAATAAATAAGAATTATAACCATTACCGCCCCATGTAAAAAGTTTACCGTCCGAAGTAACAGCCGCTGAACGCATTTTATATTGACCATAGTTCGGAGTAGGAGGAGGGTTTAATGGTTGCCAAGAAGTTACAGCGACTTGACTCCAAGTTTCTCCACTTCCTATTTGGACAGGAGAACTTCTAGTAACACTACGTGATTTATCGCCCTGACCTAAAGCTCCAACTTCATTTTTTCCCCATGACCACATAGTTCCATCTGTTTTAATAGCAACACAATGTGCTGAACCCATAGCTACGGTTGCCCAAGTTTCTAATGATCCTACTTGAGTAGGAGATGATCGGTTAGTATAGTCACTCAGACCAAGTTGTCCATATTCATTATTGCCCCATGTAAATAACTTTCCGTCACGGATTGCTGCTACTGAAGGTTTAGCACTAGTTGATGCAGACAGATCATGCCATGCGTACGCACTACCAACATTAACTGGGGAGCTTCTATC